CTTGTAGTTTATAATCGTTTGGTGTTATAACTACTTGCCCTGTTTCGTCAAAGTTCTCAAAGAAATCATAGTACGATTCATCTGTAATTCCTAGAGAATCTATATCACTTACTTTGTGTATATCAGCAATAATCTTTTGTATAATCTTTTGTCTTTGCACTTTTGCTGGAGGAGAGATCCAAATAGGAACATCAAATGTTAATGTTGCTATATCAAGTTGCTCGTCTACTCCTGCAGGAAGACTTCTACTGCTAAAGTTTATGTCAGTCATTTCAACTTCAAACACGTTGCTCCAATCTAATGGATTGCTGTTTGATTGTAATTGAATACTTGGATTAAACAGTACCATAATTTGTTCTAGTAATTGTAATTTAGTATCAGTATTAGTTGTCCATATATCAACATTAATAGTTAAGTTGTATGGCACTGGCATATACCTTTTAGTTGTATACAAGTTTCCTTGCTCACTTGTATACATGTTGTTTTCCCTGTCCCATTCTCTTTCGGCAACTTGTTGTGTGTCCATTAAGTATGGGTCTTGAGCTCTTTCTCTGGCAACGGATATACTGCCAATACTGACAGTTATCATTGGCGCACTGTTTACTGTGTTCTCTGAATTGTTACGCAGTATATGTGCAACCATTCTACTAATGTCGCCGTACCTAGCAGGCACACGATTATAGTTAGTACCTTTTTCAGTGTTCTCTCTAACTTTGAAATTTGAGAAAATTCTGACAAGTTGAATTAGATAACGTTTTATCTGTTCATCGTACCAATAATCTAGGTTCTTACCTGCCATTTTTTCCTATTCCTGTTCCTTCCATCCAGTCATGATATCTATAGTAATCTTTCCTGTCAGAACACCAAAACCAACCTTTGGGGTTGCCTTGCTCTAGTATCTTGAACGCTCTATTTGTTATACGTTCTCGAGCCTGACCATCAGTCTCTCGGCTCTGTTTGTTACTTGTTTGTGCCATCTACTGTCCCTGCCTTCCATGGCGGCTGTTTTCCAGTCACCTTCTAAAATTGCGGCATGCATCTTCTTAAACTTACTTAGTCTAGTTCTGCCCATGTTGAACATCATATTGACCAAGATCTGCTGGACTTCGTCTGGTAGGTCGTTAAATTCCCCTCCTTCGTATAGAGCGTCACACTCTCCGATGGCAGTGTTAAGGTCGTTTTCGAAACACTCCTTAACTCTTTGCTCCGATACTGGAGTTCCAACTGGTTGTCCGTGTTCCGGGTCACTTTCGAGGACAAGGTGACCAACTCCAAACGTGGCGTAACCGAGGTGATCGTTGTAGATTTCATACACTACTCCTTCATCAATTTTTAATTGTTCAAATACTGCTTCTCTGTCCATTTTTGTATCCTTAAATAACTTGCTAAACATTTTAATTATCCGTCCTTGGCTTTACAACTTTACTGAGATTAGTTTTCTCTTCAGTTACTTCGCCATCATTTGCAACACTAAAGTTGTCGTTGTTAATAAATGAAGTGAGAATTTTATTCGCCGCGGCCCATTGACTTTGATTATCATCTGATATTCTAATCCAACGTGTACCCTTTTTCTTAAATAACCTATTTGGTTGAAAATCGGTTCTTAAGAAATAGTCTCCATCGTTAATGCCACTTGTAGGAAATTTTTCTCCACTTCCGACTACACTGATTCCATTCGGTGCGTCCCCACCTGCCCAAGTACCAACACCTACTGCTGGTTTATCTTTGACAGATTCATCATAATATAAATGTGCAGTCTCTCTATACTGAGGATCGTATGGTACATCATTATTGGCCTGCTCTAATATAGCATCATTAACTTGTATCTCATTTTGATACGTACTAATTAATGTTCTTAGATCGCCTTCTTCTTCACCAGTACCAAGTATGTCTCTGTATTCTTGACTGTCGCTTATTGGACCAAGTTTAACTCTCCACAAATGAGGCCACCAACCTGGATCATATCCTTCAGCAGGCCTTGAGCCTTCTTGAACAACATAATATCTATCGATTGCTTCTTCACTGCCTAATAACAAATCATCACGTAAATGAGGGAGTTCTAACACATCACCTGGCATTAGTTTACGCCCAACTGCTTCTACCATACTTTCAATATGGAAGTTCATAAACAGTGTGTCGTTTGCTAAAAAAGCACCAAACTGTGTTAGATCAAAATCATTGTCTTGAATATTGTATTGCCCACGTAATTCAAATATGTCTTTACTATATTTACGGTCTCTATTTTCTAAGAATAATAAGTCCTGTATAAAAACTTCTGAGTTATTGTCTGCACTACTAGGCCTTGTAGGGTCCTTGCCATCATTTTCAGCATGAACTCCTAAATATTTGTGTACATGAACTCCAGTACCACCCGCGTGGATATGCTCGCCTACAATTCTATCTATAAATTTGTAGTCGTTTTTCTTTACTGGATTCCATAAACTTAGTCTTGGCATACTACTATTTATCAGAAAATTTTTAATCGAAAGTATGCTATTGAAAGTTGGAGAGTCTATAAATAGTTCTATATACAACACACAGGATCATATATGAAAATTTTTATTACTGGTGCAGACGGCTTTATCGGCTCGCACATGACAAAACGACTAGAATCAGAGCACGAAATATTTACTCTTGAGCACGATCTCAGAGACCATGTAGCAGTAAAAAATCAACTCAAACGTGTTGATCCTGATCTTATTATTCACTTAGCCGCTAGAACAGAAGTCGAACAAAGTTTCTACGAGCAAATCACATTCAGTGAGATTAACTATGTAGGCACAGTAAACTTGATTGAGAGTTGTAGAGAGTTGACTAATCTCAAAAACTTTGTGTTTGCAAGTACTATGGAAGTATATGGCTGGCAACCAGTTAGCGATGTAATTAGAGATGGTAACGAAGTACCAGAAGATATTTTTGCATTTACTGAGGAAACTCCTCCAAATCCTAATGCTCCCTATGCAGTTGCAAAATATGGCTGTGAAAAATATTTAGAGTATGCAGGTAGGTGTTACAATTTACCTTACACTATTATTAGACAAACAAACTCTTATGGTAGACGTGACAATAACTTTTTTGTCACTGAGCAAATCATTTATCAAATGCTAACCAATCCAAATGAAATCAATTTGGGTTATGGCGAGCCTTACAGAAACTTTATTTTCATTGAAGATTTACTTGATGCTTGGGAAACTGTGATACGTAACCCAGAGAAAGTTGCTGGAGAAATATTTTGTTTAGGGCCAGACAATGCTATAAAGATCAAGGACTATGTTCAACTAATAGCAGATAAGTTAGATTGGAACGGAACAGTATATTGGGATACCAAGCCTGTGCGTGATGGAGAAATCTTTTTGTTAAACAGTTCACATGCTAAATTAACTGAGAGAACCGGCTGGAAACCAAGTGTTGAAATTGACGAAGGACTGGACAGAACCATAGAAATTTGGAAGGACATTATTGCAAATAATCTTCCTTTTAATAACAATACCAAGTTTAGCAGGGGCAAATAACCAAAAATTTGATATATAGTTGTTGACACAAAATAAAATACGTGTATAATTAACTTTTACACATGTAGAAACAACATATATGGCTAAACGACCTACAAAGAAAAATTTATACTTGATGCCTGAACCAGATTGGCTCAGTATCAACAATGCTAAGACTGACGAGGAGAAGACTAATCTGTATCGTAAGTTTGAGTATTTCGTTCATTATGAAATCCCTGACAAGAAAGCCGATGCTACAGTAGGTAGTTGGCTTGATAAGGACAGCGGTCTCGATAAGGAACTAATCAAGAAACTTAAAAAAGTACCTGATGTTTGGTTTAGAAGTTTTGCTAAACACACATTCATCTGGACAAAGACTCAAGGGTACATGCATCCTGATGTTAAAAAACATCTAATCAATAAACTTCCTATGCTAGTAGATAAAGCAGAAGAAATCATAGAAGAAAAACAAAAGAAGGCTGAGGAGAAACCTAAAAAAGTAATCAGCATACAAGAACGTATGAAAGGCCAAGTAGAGGACCTCTGTGGTAATTGGGAAGGCTACATTGATCAGTTAATGGATCAGGAAGATGGTGACTTTGATCTTAAAAAGTTTGACCCATACAATGAAATGAGAGCATTTGATGGAGGTGTTGTTAAACCAAACCATGCAAAAATTATCAAAGAAGAATTCCAGGGTCATCTAGCAGAAGCAGAAGAATTATTAACTTGGAAGGACGAGGAAATCAAAGAAGCATATAGTTTTACAACTCCCAAAATGCGTAAAGCATATATGGCATTTTTAGAAAAAATTAATTCTGCTTGTGATACTTTTATTGAAACAGGCAAAGCAAAACGTAAGCCACGTAAGCCTAAAGCAGTTAGCAAAGAAAAACTTGTGGCTAAATTGAAGTACCAATTGAATTGTCCTGAACTAGGCATCGCAAGTATCAATCCTACAGAAATTGTTGACGCCACAGAGATATGGGTATTCAATACCAAGAACAGAAAAATAGGTGTATACAAAGTAGGTGGACTACACATGGGTCTCAATGTTAAAGGCACAACTATACAACAATTTGATGAAGGTAAAAGTTTGCAGAAAACTTTGCGTAAACCAGCAGAGCAATTAAAATTGTTTAAGGGCAATGCTAAAACAAAATATCAAAAAGCATTCGATGAGATAAAAACCACTGACACTAAATTAAATGGTAGAATCAACAACCATATAATCATTCTCAAGGCATTTTAGCCTTAAAAAGTGATAAATAGTGTTATGCCAAAAGATCAAATAGGATATTCAAGTAGAGACGATTTAATTTCAGAAATTAGATTGCGTCTTGCAGACGGTATAGTTGATGTAGAACTTGACCGAGAACACTATGACGTTGCTGTAGATAAAGCAATAGCACGTTACAGACAACTCAGTGCAGGCAGTGTTGAAGAAAGCATAATGTTTTTACAGACGCAACCTGATACACAGGACTATACGTTGCCTAACGAAGTACAGGAAGTTAGACGTTTGTACCGTAGAGGTGTTGGTAGTAGCTCAGGTTCAGGTGTTAACTTTGATCCTTTTGATGTGGCATTCAATAATATGTATCTG